CCAAATTTCTCACGTGCTTCACCAATGATCATCTTGCAGTTGGCCACCATGTAGTCTTTTATCCATTGCTGTATTTGGTAATCACTAAGCAGATTGAATTCAGGTTTTAAATTGTAACTCCACAACAACACAGTTTCGCCTGACCCTTTGGGGTCACGGATCAATTGCAGTTTCTTTGTCACAGGATTGTATGTGTAGTTCATGTAGGCACCAAACATGCGTCCAGCCAGCTCAATGTACTGACTGTAGAAGTCGTATGTGGCCAGGCCACCAGCCACGTTGAAATTCATAAGGTACACGTTGAGCGAGGCCTGTGCAAACGGATCAAAGTTTGATGCAAACGGTCCTGAACTATCACCAAATGTTCTGCGAAAGATTTGACGTACTGAGATTACTTCTTGAGGAAGTTCGTAGATGTTGACATCTGCTACCAACTGCATGAAGCTGTAACTTTCTTCATAAGCATTGTTGGCTCGCTGGCGGTAAGTGCCAATGGTCTTTTGATACGCCGCTTCGTAGTGTGCAGGGTCTAGTTCTAGGTCAATGATGTCACCACCCAGTTGAAGCTTGACATACTCTATTAAGTTTTGCTTCAGTGTGGGCAGTGATTGTTGTTGCTGTTCTGGCATGTGGGACTCCAAGTCCCTGTATTTACCAGGCTTTGAGTATGATCAAGTTCTCAGTTCCACGTCCGTTGAACGGGGTTTCTGTAGTAGTCAAGTCCTTGTAGATCTTACGTGCTGCCGGCTTGCCTGCGGCTTGCACAGCCTTCACAACATCTGCTGGCTTGCGCACAGTTTTCTGCATGGTCTCAATGGTGCTGAAACCAATTATGCTGTTGCTTTTGACAGTGAACGCTTGTGTGTGACTGTCAGCCACAAGGTGGATCAACTTGCGCTTCTTGGTGTCATACAACCAAGCTTCGGCCTTGTCCACAAGACTTGCGGCTGGCAAGCCTTTGAGTTTGAGTTCAACAAAGTCCATTAACACTTTGAACTTGGCGGCACGTTTTTCAGGTGGCACTGACTTGACTTTGCGTGGTTTGCGTTCCACTTTCTTGATCTGCACATACGCACCGCAATCATTTATGACCGCTTCGCAAAACTTCACAAGATTGCGCATTTGAATCTTGCTAAAGTTACTGTAGCCTTCCACCAACTGTGCATCTTTGCCTTCAATTGCTGTTTCAAACTCTGCAAGTTTGTGTTTCCACAGGTTAGCAATGTCCGAAATCATTTGAGGTGCTACATTTAGGCCACGGATAACTGTGATAGGCTTGTAGTCGGCACTCATTTTGGCACCGGCCGTCACAAACTCATCAAACATGCCATCCAATTCGCCAGCACATTCACTTACCTTTTCACGCAACCGGTCTTGTATGTTGGGCTTGGCTACTGCTACAACTTCCTCTTGCACCACTTCGGGCTCACGTGCAGTTAATATTTCTTGAATGTAACCTTCTAATCGTACTTGTTCTGTGTCTGTGAGTTCTAACCCTACCATGCTCATGCGGCACAGCCATGCAGTGGTCAATCGAACTGCTGAATCGGGCACACCTTTCAATGCACGAACATCTGCTTTGCGGCCATTGTGTTCCAAATAAGCCACCAGCATTTCGCGGGCATCTTTTTTGCCATAAAAGTAATTGTACCAGGAAAAGGCAGCACTGAGTTGACTGGTGCGATCGTCTGTGGGTTGCACACGCCATGCGGGTTCCAGCCCTGTGTATTTGGTATCTGGGCTGCGAGGATTCAGTGGCTTGACAGCGATTCGTGTGGCGTTCATGTGGGCTCCTTAAATTATATGTAATTATAGCAGAGAAAGAATTTTTGGTCAACCCCAAAAGCCCTTTCGGGCTCAGGGTCAAAACACATGTCCTTTAAATTGCTCGTAATCATAAAATGCAACCAAAGTATTACCACGGAAAAACACTGTGAGCCCACCCAAGTCCTCGCGCACATCTGCCCCAGTTGTCTCTGCAATAAAGTCCGTAGCACGAGTCTCGAGCATCTCCATCAAGTCATCACCAGAGGCTTCAAAACTGGCAAGAGCCTCTGCTTCATAATTGATGCTGTAGTTTGGTGCTACACTGTTGATCATCTCGCTGTGCAAATCGGTAACTAAATCACTCATTGTTGGCTCCTTTGTTGTTAAGTCCGTATTATAGCATTTTGGTAATTATTGGTCAACCCGCTCAATGGTAAACCCAAAGTGCTATAAATATAACATGCCACGCTTATCCCTATTCCGCCCCAATCGCACCAGAGACTATCAATTTTTGGACCGCACTATCAGTGAAATGTACACTGTGGGCGGCTTGGACATTTATGTTCACAAGTACCTGGGACCGCAGGCAGGCGGGCGGACTGCGGCACAAGTGATCACAACACAAGATGACAAAAATTTACAAACACAACTTGGTCTTAATTTGTCCACTCAAGTTGACACTGCTGCCAGCAACTTTGATGCCACACAGCCTATATACGACACAGTGGATGTGCTAAACATTCAAGACTTGCTGTTGCTGGAAAATCGCGACAGAGTTTATGATCCAGATGTGTACATCATGCGCGGCGTGTACAACACACAAGATGTGGACTTTGATTTAACGCAATTTGGTTTGTTCTTGAACAACGACACCATATTCATGACGTTTCACTACAATGACATGATTGATGCATTTGGTCGCAAACTCATGAACGGTGATGTGATAGAAATTCCCAACTTGAAAGACTATCATCCGTTGAGTCAGACCATACCCCGGGCCTTGCCTAGATACTATGTGATACAAGATTCAGACTTTGCGTCAGAAGGATTTTCAGTAACTTGGTTACCTCACTTGTGGCGTGTGAAATGCACACCAATGAAAGATCAGCAAGAATTCAACACCATTACCAACAAGCCGTTTGTTCAAGAAAATATCTGGGATCCAGGCAATTTTTATCCTACTGGTACCATTGTAAACTATGGTAACACTTATTACCAAGCACAAAGCAATGTGCCTGCTGACACCGATATTACAAATACTACATTTTGGCAAGAGTACACACCAAGCACCATCAGTGACGTACAAGGCACTCGTCAGAAAGACTATGAAATCAATGACGCTATCTTGGCACAAGCAGATGTAGAAGTGCCGCTGTCGGGCTACGACAATACCACATTCTACATTGAATCCACCACAACCACAGGTGGACCTGCTAATCCTACCAGTTTGACTGCTGACGAAAGTCTCTCTGTGGATGGCACACAAGGCGGCATGAGCGTGACGCCCACAGGCGAAGGCTATGCCGCAGGATATCTCACTGGTGGTGGCACAGCACCCAATGGCTTGCCAGTTACTCCTGCGGTGAACTTTCCTCCAAATCCTGTGGCAGGTGCTTATGTGTTACGCCTGGATTACAAACCCAATCGTTTGTTTCGTTATGATGGCGCACGTTGGGTCAAAGTTGATGACAAAGTTCGAACCAATCTCAACAATGGGCCAACAAATAAAACACTGCGCAGCGGCTTCGTAAATAACACTGCTACTGTCAGCACCAAAGACTTGGGCAACATTCCAAGTCGTCAGAGCCTGAGCGAAATTCTTCGTCCCCAAGCAGACAATGGTGATCAAGGTGGCTTCTTACCGCCAGGAACATAATGCAACAATTTTTTTATGACGAGCAAATACGCAGATTCTTGTTGCAGTTCACAAGAATCTTTTCAGGTTTCCAAGTGGAGTATGCCAACGAAAACGAAGGCGTCAATGCTGCCGCCTTGATACGTGTGCCTGTGCGCTATGGTGATGCCACTCGTAATGCACAAACCATCTTGCAGGAAAACAGCCGCAACAGTTTGCCTTCTACTCCGCTGATGACCTTTTACATCACTGGTCTGGACTACGAACAAAGTCGCATGCAGGATCCTTACTTTGTGAGCAGAATCAATGTGCGTCAACAGGCCTATGACCCTGCCACTGAAACTTACGAACCCACACAAGGCAATGCGTTCACCATTGAGCGATTGATGCCGGTGCCGTTCAAACTCACCATCAACTTGGACATATGGACAAGTAATACCAATCAAAAGTTGCAGTTGTTGGAACAGGTGCTCACACTGTTCAATCCCAGTTTGGAAATTCAAAGCACAGACAACTACATTGACTGGACCAGTTTGAGTGTGATGTACCTGGATCGCACCACTTGGTCCAGCCGCACAGTGCCTATCAGCACAGAAAATCCCATTGACATTGCCACACTGCAATTCAGCATGCCAATCTGGATATCACCGCCTGCTAAGGTGTTGAAACTGGGTGTGATTGAGCGTGTGATTGCTAGTATGTACGATGCACAAGGTGATTTGAACAATGCCATTGACAACGAAGACCTGTTGATGGGCACCAGACAAGTTATCACACCATTCAACTGGGCTGTTGTGCTGATCGGCAACAAACTACAGTGTTTGCAACAAAAATATCTCACCCAAGAACCCAGCAACGACTCATTGACTCCTACTGAAATTGTGCCCGATTCTAACCTGCTGTGGCCAGCAGTGATTGACTTGTACGGATCACTGCGCCCAGGTATCAGTCAAATACGCCTGATACAGCCTGACGACACTGAAATTGTGGGCACAGTTGCCTTGGATCCCAACGACGACAGATTCTTGTTGTTTGATGTGGACATTGATACTACCCCACAAAACACACTAGATCCCATCGACGCTGTGATCAACCCGCTGACATCTGGACCTGGTGATGGTCTGGATTCTGCCCTGGAAGGGCAACGATACTTGCTGACCGAAGACACAGGATCCATGGACAATCCCGATCCAGCAAGTGCTTGGGTTGGTGCCAATGGTCGTGGACTTGTGGCACAGGCCAATGATATTGTTCAGTACAGCAACAACTACTGGCGTGTGGTATTCCGTGCCGCCACAGAGACCAACACCACACAGTATGTTACAAATCTTACCACAAGCATTCAATATCGTTGGATGGGAGATGCCTGGGTCAAGAGTTATCAAGGTGCATATCCAGGAGGTACCTGGAGGATTGTGTTGTGAAGGCAGTGGGAGTTTGGTTTCGCAGCAGTGCTACAGGACGCTACTTGTACTTGCTACGCAATGACTCTCGTCATCCTGGATCATGGGGACTGCCTGGTGGCAAGGTAGAAACAGGTGAAACACTACTGGGTGCCATGGAACGCGAGTGCATAGAAGAACTAGGCAGCATGCCTGAGTATCAACGCTTGGTCCCGCTAGAAAAATTCACATCATCTGACGGTCAGTTTGAATACAACACTTGGGTGTGTGTTGTGGCCGATGAGTTTGTGCCGGTGTTAAATGACGAACACATGGGCTATGCCTGGATTGATCGCGGTCAATGGCCCAGACCCATGCATCCTGGACTGTGGTCAACTGTGAATATTGAAGCAGTACAAAGCAAGATAGACACTGTAGAGCGATATCTTGCTTTGAGTAGTTAAGCCTGGCTTTCCTGGAAACTCAACTGAATCTCACCAACTGGTGTGGCAACTGTACTCAGCGCAGTGATCACCACGGCCAGCACTTCTGGGCCATTGGGATAGGTACCTGTGCCTGGAATTGAGCTTTGTCCAATCTGTTTGATCTGTGTTAGATCCAAATTGTTCACACCTGTGGCTTGAATTGGAATAGCAAACAATCGTTCACCACCAGTGATGTCTGCTGATACCGCAGCCACTGTCAAGAACAAATCGTTTGTGGTATTGGCTCCGCCCAATAAACCACCAAGAATCTTCAGTGTATCACCCACAGCATATCCTGTGCCAGGATTTTGAATGGTGATAGCAGTTGTGGTGTCACTGTAAACAGTTTTCAATGCTTGCAATGTCACTGTGACGTTGGCGCCTGATCCTGAACTTGACACAACAGTAAATGCCAGGCCAGAGTAAGTTCTGATAGCACCCGAACTTACCATGGTGCCTGAGCGCGAAAAACCACCAGTGGTGTTTAACGGGGCAGCCTGCACACCACCTGTGGTTTCATTGTTATATCGAGGAGCAACTGCAAACTGTGTGAAGCTAGGTTGAAAGCCGCCGCCTGCATTGTTCAACCCAGCCCACGTGGTATTGGCTGAGTCAATATTATTGGGATTCAAAATACCTGTCACAAGATATCGCCCAGCGCTCACGTTCACTGTGAGTGTTTGCAATGTCAACTGCGCACGATTGATCAGGTCTCGTTGTCCCAAATCTCCAATCACACCATTGCTGACACTGGGTGCCAGTCTCATCAAAAATGCTGTTTGGCTGGCACCTGTTGTGGCCGGTAAACCATAGTTGCTTCTGTTGTATGTAAACGCAAATCCTTCGTCACCGTTGAAGTTGCCGTCCATAATAACCGCACTACCCCAGTGACTGACCAAGGGCACACAGGTGTTGCTGATCAATATCACACCAGCATTGTCAGCATGTGTTGCGGCCGCACTGCTGGTGTAACTGCGGCTTTGTCCTTCAGCCCACTGAGTGAATGTTGCGGCACGTGTGCAACCAGTCAAGTCATTGCCATTTTTGCCTGAATACTTTATGACTTCACTGTCAATCATCACATAAGCAGGATATGTCACACTTGCTGGTGGGTAGTCTGTGCCATCAACCAAGGTAATTGTGGTTTGACTGTTGGTAATCGCCCCATTGAGTGAACTTGTGGGAGTTTCATTGGCTGCCTCATATCGTGCAGGCAAGTTACCTGAACGCATGTACGCTTCGTTGTTCAAGTTGTTGTTGGGACGTCTGTGAGCGTGAACAAATCTACCATCTTGACCACGTATCATCCAAATAACTGTACCAGCACCGTACCAGGAATATTCCAACGCATACATCTGCATCTTGCTGGAATCAAATGTAAAACCTGATGCGCCTGTGCCATTGAGTGGGTCAATGTTGAATTGACTTTGCCGCACACGAAGTTCGTTGCGCAAGGTCATTTTCACCCGAGTTTGATTGGCCACACCACGGAATGTGGGCACCACTGTCATTCGGTTGTTGTTGGTGATTGACGCCACACTGTGGCTCATGCCACGTATGACCACAAGATCTCCTACGTTGAGTTGATCCTGGAAACGGCAGTTGCCGTCGCCGGTCACAAGGTTGGAGCCAACGCTGACACTGACCAGGCCTGCTGTTTGGAATGTGCTTGAACGTTGCACAGCATTCACTGTGATGCCGTCATTTTCCCAGAACAATCCATTTTGATCATCAAACAAACCTGCACGAATACTTGACCCATGCCAGTTGGTCACATTAATACGTGGCTGTTGTCCCAATACAGGAGTTGCGCTGCCTAATGTGCCTTGTGCTTGCACCACAAAAGCAGTGTCGCTGGTTATACTTGTAACAATGTATCCTGTGGCATTGTAACCTGATGTGGTAATACCACTCAGCGCAACAGTAGCACCAGCATTGAGACCGTGTTCAACATCTGTGGTGATTGTGATATTGCTGTTGACTGTTGTGCCATCTGAAGTGACATTGCTCACATCCAGTGTAGGTGCTAACACAGTACCAGTGCTAAAAAAGATACCTTTACCAGACTGATAGCGAAAATATTTCTTAGTCACACGAGTTGCGGCCGCTCCACGTGTGGGTGTACCTGGTCCCATGAGCACACCGCCATCAAACGGTCTTGACTGGAACACAGCATTGCTTCGCACGTTGATTGTGGCTGCTAAACTGCCACTTACCACAGCACCTGTCTTGGCAGTGAACTGGAATGTGGTTGTGCTGGGGATGGCATTCACAATGAATGATCCTTCAGCATACGCAGTGTTTGTGCCTGCAGTCATGTCTACCACAATTGGACAACCAGGGAACAGGCCATGTGCATACAGCGTGGTCACTGTGATGATACTGGGATTGCCCCCGTCGCTGACCACTGAAACAATGTCAAAATCGGCGCCTGTGTAAGGAAATGCTTGTCGCACGGATGTATCAGTTTGATTCACTGGGTAGCCAGGTGCCACGTTGAGTGCTCGGCGCGGGTAGTAAGCAAAGTTGTTGGTTTCACCCAAGTACACAATGTTGATACCTTCAGCATTGGTTGCTGATGTATTTTGCAAACTAATATATTCGTTGGCATCCAATGGTGTGTCTGTGACGTTGACGGTAACAGTGGGAATGGTATTTGATCCACCATAAAAAATACCAGTCATGCGGATCAGGGGTGATCCAATGCCTGCTGTGGTCAATCCCGTGGTGTTGAATTGTGTACGGCTGATGGTTTGTGTGCCATTGACTGCGGTACTAGCCGTGGTCATTTTGACCAATTCTACGTTGCTACTTAACTTTTGAAATACTGAACCTGTTACAAAAGAGTTGGCTGCAGAAATGTTGTACCAGCCGCGATTCAGTTGCAATGTGGTTGCATCAGTGACTTCTTGCACTTGTGCAACTTCAATGGTGCTGGCAACAAATACGTTTTTACCTGTGGCAATATTTGCGGCTGAAGAATTAGTACCATTGCTTTGACGCACAACTGTGAGTGCATTTGTACTCACTGAAGTCACTGCCATGAGTTCGTATATGTTTGTTGTGTCAGTTTGTACAATGATGTACGTGCCGGCCACAATGCCTGCGGTGCTGGCATTTGTCACGTTGACTGTTGTGGTGGCAACACTGGTAATAGCACTGACTGCTGTGGTGGTTCCACCTGAAGTAGGCAACCCAACCAGCATGATGTTGTCTAGTGCAGACAGTCCAGTTGTGCTGGCCACAGTGAATGTGCGTTCTGCTGAACTGTTGACGTTGGCAGTGAGATAACTGGTGACAAAAGGGGTGACGTTGCCTTGTGTTTGACTGATTAGCAGTGCATAATCATTCGTGATGAATGGTGGGGTTCCAGCATCTGCTGTGTTGATTGATGTGTCAGCGTTGCTGGTCAACAAGTTGGTACTGCTCAACAATGTGGCATAACCATTGGTGTTGTACACCAAGTCTGATCCCACATCTTCGTAGAAACTAGGAATGTTGTTGATGGTACTCACGTTCTGCCATTTGGTATTTTGCAAGCCATATTCAAAGTCAGCGTCAATCAGCGATTCTGGATTACTAACACGTTCTCGTCCAATGGCATCCATGCCAAAGTCCCAGGGTTGAACACTGAGATTGCGATCTTCTACATAGATGGCCAGTTTGTCATTGGCACTCAAACTGCTGGTATCCAAGTCCAAGTTCAGTGTGGTAACACCTGCATAGGCTGTGGGCAGGCCAGCAATGGTGCCTGAACTCCAACTTACTGTGCCACCTTGTGTGGGTGCTCCAAAGTTGTAGATTGACGTGTTGGTTGTGGTATCGTATATGGCCAAGAAGTCCTCCAGGTTGATACGATCCTGGACTTGTACAGTGCCTAGACCTGCTGTGCCTGGTGTGAATACGTACTCGTATATTCTTTTTCTTGCCATTTCTTAAACTCCAAATATGATTTGATTAGCGGTCAACGTTGCTTGTGTGTTGACACTGAACCGGTCGTAATTAATTGTGCCCTGTGCAATTTTACTATTTGTCACAGTGGCATCACTGGGTGTACCTGTATATAGCGTATCTCCAAACAGCAAGCCAAAGAACGATGTCAATGCTGCAGGAGGCGTTGCAAAACTAATTTGTGATCCTGATATTGAGAAACTAACACCAGGATTCAATATCACACCGTTCAAACTCACCATCATGGCATAAGCAGTGGGCGGGTTGAACGGAACTCCACTGATGTTGATGTCAAATGTTTGTTGTACTCCATTGAAGGTCAGGTTGTCCATTTTACGGTATTGACCAATCTGCGGTGAATTGCCTAAATAACTCATTATAATCTTCCCACAACAATTTCAATTGTACCCGGACCACCTGGGTGATCTTGCACTGCTTTGCCAATCACACTGCCCATGACCGGTGTGGCGCAGGCTTTGGCTCTACCGCCTCCGGCACTGACCATCATGTCGCCTTTGGCCACTGCACCAACTACTAGTGTAGGAACACGCCCAGTCAAGGCCACGGCTGCTGTGTGCTCAACATCAAGGCCGGCATTCATGATGTGTGCAGGATTTGTACTCACCACACCTGCCACACGCACATCATTGATGCCTATTGCTAAGGTAACTTCCTTGTCACCACCAAAAATCAACACAGTGCCCGGCTCATAGTCAGCATCTGCTTCATACCATTCTGCCAAGTCAGCGTATTGTGCTGATGTTGCTTTGGCAAACACAGTGTTGAAATAACCAGTTGCTGATCCAATATTACCACTCAAATTAGCACCAGCATTGACAATGTTGCCAAGTGTGATGTTGCCAGTAGACACTGTTAAACTTGTACCGGTTATAGCAGCACCTGTGATTGCACCAGTTGCACTGATCAATCCGCCAGTTAAAATGTTGCCACCAGTGATGTTGGCAGTGACTGAAACTGTGGTACCTGTATGGGTTGTGGCGTTGACATTGGCACCGCCTAACACATTGCCGCCGGTGATGTTACCAGTTGCTGTGATGTTACCACTTGCTGATACTGAAACAGCACTCATTGCGGCAGTGGCAATGATATTAGAGCCAGTGATGTTAGCGGTTGTGCTGATACCAGAAATCACGTTGCCACTCAAACTGATACCAGTGCCCAAGAAGTATGCACCACTCACGTTGGCTGTGGCAGACACATTGGCTGTGGCACTAATAATGCTGCCTTGTACCAAAGTTGTTGCAATCATGTTGCCGCCGCGCACATTGGCAGTGGCCACAATATTACCAGTTGCAGTAATCAATCCTGCTGTGTCAATGTTGCCATGTGTGGCATTGCCAGTACTTGACATCAGGCCGCCAGTTAATACATTACCACCAGTGACGTTGCCTGTTGCACTGTAACTGGCGGCAGTACTTGCACCTGTGATAGACACGGCACCACCTGTGATGATGTTTCCACCTGTGATGTTACCTGTTGCAGTGATCAACCCTGCTGTACTGACATTTCCAGCAACAATATTTCCTGTAGCAGTGGCACTGCCGCCAGTGAGTATGTTTGCACCTGTTACATTGCCTGCCACACTGAGTGCTGTGGCACTGGTATTAGCAATGGCCACCCTGGTGGCGGTGTTGAATGTTACTAGTCCTGCTGCCGTAGTGGCAGTGACAGGACCAACGTTGATGTTTGTGGTTGAACCAGCAGCACCGTTTTCGCCAAGGCTCACTGTTTTGGTGTTGCCTGTGCCTGTGACACCATTACCAATGGCAATGGTCTGTGGGTTTGTGCTTTGCCCAATTTGAATAAATCCAGTCTGTACTGCGCCACCTATTGTGACATTGCCTGTGGTTTGACTGGTGCCAATAGTGATGTTTTGCACAGTTCCAGTAAATGCCACATTACCAGCCACGCCCAAGTTTCCAGTTGCACCAATCCAACCAGTGACGTTTGCGCCCAGTGTGCTAAACACTGCTATGTTTGCTGTTCCGCCTATGCCAATTGAAACGTTGCCACCGGCACTTACAACTCGCACATTGCTGTTGCCGCTTTGTATGCCTGCAGCATCAATACCAGTTAATTGTGATCCGTTGCCCAGGAAGTAACCGCCAGTTATGTTACCTGAGGTACTGATAAAACCTGTCAGTGTGAGATTGGCCCCCGACAAATCACCAGTGGCAGCAATGTTGCCCCCAGCATTGACATCGGTGGTTGCACTAAAATTATTGCCGTAAATGTCGCCAGCAGCCGAAACAATACCTGCGGTACGCAGAGTACCGCCAACCACACTGCCTGTTGTTGATATATTGGTGGTGCCAATTATGTTGCCGCCTGTGATGTTGCCTACAGAACTTATTGCACCACCAACCAATATGTTGCCGGCTGATACATTGGCTGCTGATGTGATGTTGCCTGTTGCTGTGATCAAGCCTGCGGTTGAAACATTGCCAGCAATAATGTTGCCAGTAGCACTGACTGTGGTTGAGGCTGCTACTGCTCCAACAACACTGATACCACCTGACCATACATTGGCAATTTGAGCACTGTTGACCACCATATTAACGTTGGCGTTGACTGCGGCAATGGCCACCGATGTGTTGGCATTAAAAATATTACTGGTACTACCAGAAATACCAGTGAGTGCTGCACCGTTGCCGACAAAATATGTGGCATTGACATTGCCTGTGGCGCTAACGTTGGCTAGAATCAAATCGGTGTATTTGAAACTGGGATCTGTAGTATCAACTGTTGTGGTAGGTTGTGTCAACAAGTTTGTAAACAACTTGTATTTGGCATCTGTTATGTCACGGAAGTAACCAGTGTAGCGAAGATTAGCACCATCAAAGTATTGTGATATCACACCCGAATCGTATGTGTCGCCAGGATTGTTTTCAGCCAAGAAAATAAATGGATCAGTAACAGCCAGGCTGTCTGTACCTGTTGTGGTAAATGTTCCATTGACAGTGAAATCGCCCACACAGGTAATATCACCTCCTACATTTAAATTACCCACAATGCCTGCACCACCAGAAGTTTTGAAACTACCTGTTGATACACTAGTACTTTCGGTAGTGTCGCCGATCACAACGTTGCCACCAATAATGGCATTACCACCAACTCCAAGGCCGCCATTGACTCTTAAAGCTCCGGTGTCTGTACTGATTGCAGTGGCATTGGCACTAAATGTAGCACGGTTGGTGCCACTTACTGTGACACTCATTGAACTTGCATTAGCCCAGTAGATACCTGTGTTGTTTGCAGCCAAACTTACAACACTAGGTGCTGCCACTGTTCCTGCATTAAACGTTGATGCAGTCAAGTCAAGACTGTTCAGTGCACCGCCACGATATGTCACAGTGATGTTGTTTGTGCCAGTTGTAGGAGCACTAGTAAACTGTAAAACTATGTTGCCAGCAATGTAATCTGTAAATGGTCTTTGCAGTGTGCTGCCAATCATGACGTCTAGGTCAGATGCCGATGCCACTGATCTAGCCAGCGTAAACTGTGTGGCCACTGAATTACCGCTGAATGTTTGAGTACTGGTATTCAGCAGCGGTGTGTTGGGTTGAAGACCAAGATAACTCATTAGGTGATTTCCATTATGCTCAAAATTGCATCAATACTGGTGGCGGCACTGCTTTGAACGTACATTTTGTCCCCGGTGATCATTACAATTTTTTGATCTCCACCAATGGGAATCAACGAAGCTCCTGAGCTGATTGGTGCATTAGCCACAATATAAGTGTTGGCTGTGGCATTAGCCAAAAACACATTGGCTGTGATTGCACTGCCTGTGGTATTGGTACAAGTCAGTCCAATTACAATAGTGGTTGTACTTGCAGCCACTGTGTATGCACCTATTTGAGTGGCAGTTGCCCCTATGTTCTGCGAAGTTTTTCGTGTGAAAGTATTTGCCATTTGTTATCCTAATGCTATTGCCAGTGCAGCCGCGTCATCTATGGTTGCCACTCTAGCGTTGTTGATATTTATCGTGCTAGTAGCGTTGATATTGTTGGCGTTGACATTGGCGGTTGTTGTGATGTTTTGTACAAGATTAATTGCGCTGATGACATTACCACTCAAACTCAATCCCACAGTGTTCAAATTGCCACCTGTGATGTTGCCTGTACTGCTTATCAGCCCACCAGTGAGTATGTTTCCACCAGTGATGTTAGCGGTCACCGCCAAACTGCTTAAAGTACCCACTGAGGTAATATTGTTTTGTGAGGCTGTAGTAAGAGTACCAACAATACTGGTACCACTCAAATTGCCACCAATAATATTTCCAGTTGCAGAGACCAAACCTACTGTGTTGATGTTGCCGCCACTTACATTACCTGTAGAAATAACTTGTGCGCCAGTGGTTAAGTTTCCACCTGTGATGTTGCCTGTGGCGGTAATCAATCCTGCCGTTGAAACGTTTCCACCAACTACGTTGGCTGTGGCACTGACTGTTTGCCCTTGAATCAATGCGGCTGTTATAATATTGCCACCAGTTATATTACCTGTGGCTGTGATCAAACCTACTGTGGTAATATTGCCACCTATGACATTGCCAGTGATGCTGGCTACCCCACCAGCATTGACATTACCACCAGTGACGTTGCCAGTGGCACTGATCAATCCTGCTGTGTTGACATTTGCGCCAATTATATTACCTGCTGAACTCAACAATGTCGAAGCCAGTATGTTGCCACCACCAATATTACCAATTGAAGTTGTAATGTTGCCAGTTACCAGCGCGGCACCCGCCACGGTTATTGACCCGCCATTTGTAGTTGTTATTGCACCACCCACTGTCAGTGCATTGGCAGCAAAGTCATATATCAAACCAGAATCGCCGCCAACTACTCCACTTTTATCAAACAGCACCTGACTGTTAGAAGTACTCAATGAAAAACTGCCAACTAAATTACCAAAAATGTATTGTCCAAACACGTTGCCTGCGGCAGATACATTACCTGCCGCAGAAATCAGTGCGCCTGACACAATGTTACCTGTTGCAGTTACTAGCCCTGCTGTGGTAATATTACCACCAATGACATTACCTGTCACCGTGGCCTGACCGGCAGTAACTAAATTGCCTCCTGTTACATTGGCTGTAGCACTTACTTGTCCTGCTGTGGTGACATTGCCACCAATGACATTACCTGTCACTGTGGCCAAACCTGCTGTGGTGACATTGCCACCAGTTATGTTGCCAGTGGCGCTTACTTGTCCTGCTGTGGTGATGTTGCCTCCAGCGACGTTTGCTGTAGCAACAACAGATACTGTACTGACTGCCGCAATAGAAATAATATTGCCGCCAGTGATATTTCCAGTTGAAGTAATTAGTCCTGGAGTTATGACATTGCCGCCGGTGATATTACCAGTGACATTAAGTGGTGATACAACATTGCCACTCAAACTTAATCCAGCAGAATTTAAATTTCCACCGGTGATATTACCAGTTACTGAAACTGTGGTACCTGTGTGTGTGGTAGCATTGACATTAGCACCACCTAAAATATTACCACCAGTGATATTACCAGTTGTACTGATTAATCCTGCTGTAATCAAATTACCACCAGTAATATTACCTGTGGCTGTGATCAATCCTGCTGTTGAAACATTGCCACCAACTACGTTAGCCACTGCACTTACTTGTGCTAACGAGTTTAAATTACCAGTTATGATGTTGCCAGTTACGCTCAAACTTGGCAACACACCAATTGCTGTGGCCACTACGCCAGTTAGTGCTGAACCATTGCCAATGAAATAACTGCCTGTTATGTTGCCCGAAGTGCTTACTGTGGCACCTTCTAACTGTCCAACTACAAAACTTCCATAACTGTTGACTGTGACTTTTTCGTTGGCAATACTGACATCGGTCGCAGCAAACATCTTTTTAGATGTATCATTGAAACCAACAAACGCTTGTTTTTCTGTTACATTAAAGTAAAATAAATCAGTACCACGGTCTTTGCCATCATCTAATGTCAATGGTGTATTGTTGGCATTACGGCCTAATCCAATAATTGGATCCTCAACATTAAAACTTGTTACGTTGTTGTAAGTAATGTCACCATTGACAATTAAGTTGCCACCAACTAGAACATTGCCAGTTGTGGTCATTGAGGCTGCTGACATTACTGCCACGCTGATAATATTACCACCAGTGATGTTGCCTGTAGCATTGAGTGGTGATACAACATTACCACTCAAACTCAATCCTGACGCATTCAAGTTGCCACCAGTTACGTTGCCGCTGGCGCTGACGCTGCTGCCAGTTATTGTTCCGCCACTTACACTTGTTGCTGTAACCCCGCCACTTACTGAAATACTTGGGCCAAGTATGTTGCCACCTGCTGATATTACTCCAACAGCATTCAGGTTGCCACCAGTGACATTGCCTGTGGCATTAAGGGGCGATACAACATTACCGCTTAGGCTCAACCCTGCACCATTCAACGTATTGGCACTGGTAATGTTGCCTAATGCGCTTATAGTGCCACCAGTAATGCCTGGACCAACTCTGATATCCTGGGCAATGACATTGCCTGAAGTAGAAACATTTCCACTTGTGTTGATGTTGCCACCAATCACATTGCCTGTGGCCGAAACTGTGTTGGTGGACAACAGCACACCTGAAACTGCTATGTTACCACCGGTGATGTTGCCAGTGCCTGACACTGTGCCAGTGGCAAACGCCACATTACCATTGAATGTTGCGCCATTTACATTGCCACCAGTGCTGATCACACCCGATCCTGCCAATATGTTACCGCCAGTGATGTTTCCAGTGGCACTTACAATACCAACTGTGCGAATATTGCCGCCTGAGACGTTGGCGGTTGCGCTGATATTAGCGCCAGTCAGTATGTTGCCAGTTGCACTTATGATATTACCAACAACAAGATTGCCCACACCCGGGCCATTACTGACAGTTAAATTACCAACTTGTGCATCACCATTGCCAAGTAATTTGAATATGCCAAACAGAATGTTGCCGCCAGTGATATTTCCAGTTGCACTAACAAGTCCCACTGTGCGTAAATTACCACCTGTGACATTGCCTATCAAACTGACATCACCACCAGCACTGACTGATCCTGCAGTGATGATATTACTGCCAGTGATATTACCAGTTGTGTTGACTGTGGTGCCAACTGACAGTGCTCCAGCAGTGACTAAATTGCCGCCGGTGATGTTGCCAGTGGCAGTGATCAAGCCTGTGGTGGCCAAATTGCCGCCATTGACATTGGCCAAACTGTTTACATTGCCAGTTGCAATTACCGCACCAGTAGTTATAACATTACCAGTCAACACATTGCCAGCAGCTGATACATCGCCTGACGCCAGCAATCCAATGGTCTGTATATTGCCGTTGACTGTGAGCAGGTTAGGACCTGCTGTGTCAAATCTCAATCCGGCACTGGCTCCGGCATTGCCAGCGTTGTTGTAAATGATCTGTGTGTTTGATCCTGGTACTGTCAAATTGCCTACAATGTTGCCAGCAAATGCGCCCACAAAATACCCGTCAGTTGTGATGTTGCCTGCGGAACTCACAATACCCAATGTTCTTATATTGCCACCGGTGATGTTGCCTGCTGAACTCAGCGAACTGGCACCAAATGCTCCAGACAATGCCAAATTACCACCAGCAATATTGCCTGTGGTAATGATATTTGATGTGTTGGTAGCACTGGCCAAATATGTTGCCACGTTGGCATTGCTGTAAGTAGCAGGTAGTCCTGTGAGTTGACTACCATTGCCTAATATATAACCGCCAATCACATTGCCTGTGGACGATATGTTTCCAACTTGTGCATTACCAGTCAATGTGAATACATTGCTTGTGCTGTCAAATCTAAAGGCAGCACTGGCTCCAGCATTGCCAAAGTTGTTGTAAAGAATCTGTGTGTTGACCCCAGGCACAACAAAATTACCAGTTACATTTCCAACAAAATTACCAACAAAGAAACTACTGGTAACAATATTGCCTGCAGCACTGATTTGACTGTTGGCTTTGATGTTGCCAATGCTTTGCATGTCAGTGGCACTGATTACCAATGCATTGGCAGTGGCGCCTACGCTGACTTGAACATTGCCATTAGCCACAGGAATGGCCATCTTACTAAGCCCATTCACAATGGCAGAGCCGCTGAGTTGACTGGTTCCTTGTATGGTGAAAGCTCCACCAACTGGGTTAGTCAAAACAATAGAATCAGCGTTGGCTGTGAATGTTGAATCACCAAGAGTGATTGTGTTGCCACTCAAGTAAATATTTTTAAATCTTTGTGTAGCAGTGCCTAAAGTGTATATGTTGTTGGCACCAGGAACAATATTGCCTGTGAATGCAGCGGCAGTAGGACCAAACACCACAGTGTTTGATACACCGTTTACACTGACAGTGATATTGGCACCGGCGTTTTGAATGTTTACATTGCTATTGCCATTGTTGATGTTAGACACAGAAGTAATAATACCCGACAACAATGCACCGTTGCCTAGAATATAATTGCCAGTGATATTGCCTGTGGCAGTGACTGACCCAACAGTTCTAATATTGCCACCAGTGATATTACTGGCTGCAGAAACTTGTCCCACAGTTGAAAGATTGCCAACTGCTAAATTACTTTGAATATTTGAAGAAGTTGCGCCAAATACAGCAACATTGCTGGTTCCGGCGACACTGACTGTTACATTACCGTTCGCACTGACAATTTTTACATTAGATGTGCCTGAATTTATACTGGTACCAGCAGTGGTGATACCTGTGATGCCGGATCCGTTGCCCACAAAATATGCGGCATAAACTGTGTCAATACGCTGAGTAGATGCACCAATATCATACACAGCATCAATGCTGGGCACAATTGAACTATTGGCTTGAATATTACCAATGCCATTGGCTTTGAGCACCAAGTTGTTGTTGGTACCAGTAACGGTGATGGTATTACCGGAGATAACGACATTGCTGCCAACAGGGCCAGCAGTATAAATCTCAGTAAAATTTTCGTTTACCGCGGTGAATGCATCGCGTAACGGTTCACCAGTGCCGTCATTTGCGGCAGCACCCGTGTCAATAATCTGTTGTGCCATAGATCTACAATGTCCTCTGATGTATTTACCAAAAGGACTTGTTTGCTATTTTAGGATAATCTAGTGTAGGTCAAGAATGCGCCAGATTGTATGTTGATATTTGAAGCACTGGTTTGTGCTTGAATAGCAATGTTGGCATTGCCAGCACTGTAGATAGTGCCTGTGATTCTTGCTGTTCTGGGCGTGGTACCAGTCATTGCTTGAGTAGCAGCGGCTGTGCCTGACACATTGGATGTTGAAGCAGCAAACGCTGCGGTTTGTGTAGTCTGCGCTTCAACTGTGTAATAACAAGTTCCTGCATCAAAATAAGTGCTGAATCCAGTTGTGGTGGCACCAGCAGGCAGTATGGGCATGTACGCTTCAAACTTGTAGGTATAACCGCCCAGCATAAAAAATCCCAAACTTCCAACATTGGCCATTGACGCACTAGCAAAAGCCACTGTGGTGGGTTGCCAAACTATGTTTTCTACACCAATGCCTGTGCCATAACTGTTGCCAGTTACGTTGAGGTTGGCTCCAACAATATTGCCAGAAGCAGTAACAGTACCACTACGCACGTTGCCGGTTGTGCTGAAATTTTGAGTTGCATTGAAGTTGGCAGCATTCACATTGCCGGTCACCGAAACTTGATCGTCACTGTTGATATTACCACCACGTATGTTGCCAGTTGCAGTTATACCAGCAGATCCTGCACTAACTGCACCTAGACTGATTACATTGCCGCCATTGATATTGCCAGTGGCTGTGATCAATCCTACTGTACGTAAATTTCCACCTTGTATATTACCAGTTACAGTGGCAAGACCGGCTGTGATTAAGTTAGCACCCGAAATATTAGCAGCTGACGTTGCATTGCCACTTACATAAACAGTACCAGTCACTGCCAGGGTATCCAATGGTGCCGCATTAGCAATGCCCACATTGCCTGAACTTCCAATCACTGTGATTCTAGTTGTAGGGGTCGAAGTACTGCCTGTTTGAATTTGAATGTTTGCGTTGCCGTTGGTATCCTCATACACTGCACGAATTCTTGCTGTAATTCTAGCCAATGCACCGGTATTGTCTGAAGTGTACCATTCAATAGCACCAATGTTTGAGCCCACAGATGTTACTGCAGTGTTGGCATCTTGGAATCTAATGTTTTGGTTGCTGGTCGCATTGGAACTGTAAGCAATCAACATGTTGCCATTGACAATGGATATGTTGCCAGCGCCAGCGGCGTTGGTAGCATACACGCCTCCAGTGGTATTGATATTTCCTGCATCAACGTTGCCAGCAAATGCCACTGCGCCACTGAAAGACGTGCCTGTGGGCGATACCACCATGATGTTGGCCACACCACCAGGGTTAAATGTTATATTGCCATTAATTGTTGGAATTTCAACACTGCTGGTACCATTAAAAATCTTGTCAGCATTGATATTACCAGTCAACACTGCATTGCCAGTCACAGTGAGATTGCCCACAATGTTTACATTGGTACTTTGTAGGGTGACTAAATCACCTGCATTTATGGTTTCTAGTGTGTAATCACCGCTGACACGTTTGACTGTTGACATTTAAAGGTCCTTTGTGTTATTTATGCGGTCAAGCAAGTCTGACATGGGCATGTTTTTTAAATTGGCAATGTTGTTTAATTCTGGTACACTGGCAGTGGTATCTCCCATTACACGATGGAAACTGGTATCTGGAAAATCTTTGCAAATGCTTACAATTTGTCTAATCCAATTGCCTGTGAATGTGGGCAAACTTGAACTTTTTTTGTAGAATTCTGTGTCAGCATACACGTTGTTAAACTTGTTGCTGGCAGTTGGACCCATATCAAACCCAATAAGGTATACTGCCAAGTGTTTGTCTAATGCCGCAATGGCCACAGCAATGGGTCCTGAACTAAATCCAAAATAACTTTGTGGAACAGTTCGTGCGCCCAGGCCCGGCAAGGGTTTTCGGGTGTACATAGTGTGTTCTTGTGCATATCCAGCATTCTGAATAGTTTGCGCAATTCCCCGGTCTGTGCTGATCAACACGTCTGGCGCAAATTCCCTGTACAAGGCATTGCATCCGTAGGTTTTCCCACGTTGTTTTAACTGATTTAAATCCACTGACAATCGGCTGACACCGTTGCCCAACACAAATGCTGCGCTCATAAAAAAATCCCCCCAGTATGTATCTGGAGGAATTGATCAATCAACTATTTTGATTATGCGTCGTAACGGTTGATTTGTGACAGAGTAATATTGGTCTGCGCAGTGCCTGATTTGATAGCAGTTTCACCTTGATCAAAAAAGTTGGCCAAGTAGCGAATACGTTGCACCACTGAGGCAGCATCATAGGTATTGCCGCCGGTCCAGTCCAATGCATACTTGTTGGTGAGTTTGCTCACACGAGTTGTTGCACTGTCGCCAATGTCCATGGTAATGGTCATGGTGCCAGCAGTCAATGACGCATCAGCCAAGTTGGCCAGTTGGCAAATTCCTACCAATTGTGCTGTACCAGTGCCAGATCCTGTGCCAGTAGCATAGAATACATCACCAATTGCAACGCCACTAGTTGGGCCGCCAATTGCTGCCCAGTTGGTAGTGCCAACTGTGAGAATACGATATGCCAGTCCTGCTGTGATAGAAGTCGATGCCACAGAAGTCAATGCTGCCACTTTGTATTCATAAGCACCTTTTTGTGTGATGATAAAGCCATCATCTTCTGATCCACCAGTGATGTACACACGAATTTTCACGGTGGGGTAGTCAGCACCTGTCAGGCTCATTGCTTGTCCGGGCACAGTGTTTGAACCACCAACCACGCCAAAGTATTGAGCGTTGGTATATGTGGCAGGCTTAACTGGTGCAGTCAATTGACCAAAGATTGGATATGCTGAGTCTAGCACAACTGGTTGACCAACTCCGGTGGCATTGTCACCAGAGCCAAGAGAGTATTGTTGAATTTTTAGAGGACGTCCCATTTTTGTTTCTCCTTAAAGAAGTCCGATGCGAGTTCTAGTCGCTACGCGGAGGGTTAAACCGCATAAAACGCCGTATTGCGTTGACTTTTATTTATGGACCTGTTAAAATAATATACCACACTGTATATACTGTAAATATTGCCATGGAACCAAACGAAATAATAACAGACGTTGCACATCTCATTGAAGAAGGCAATCGACTTCGCGGCGAAAATCGCCCAGACCAGGCACTCAAATGCTACATGTTGGCCATGGTACAAGATCCCAATTCTGCCGCGGCATTCAACAACTATGGCAATGTCATGCGTGAATGTGGCTTTCCCAAGCGAGGAATTCCATTTTTGCAATATGCTACCGAAATAGATCCCAACAATGTCACTGCAAAATTTAACTTGGCAGTGAGTTATTTGATCCAAGGTGACTATGCTCGTGGCTGGCCAGCATACGAAGCACGTTGGCAGTATGAACACCTGGCAGGATCATTGCCACAACATGCTCAACCTCGTTGGACTGGTCAAGATCTTCAAGGCAAAACTATTTTGGTAATTGGCGAGCAAGGGCATGGAGACAATATACAGTTTTGTAGATTCTTGTTTAATTTGCATGCCGCCGGAGCAAAGATTTTGTTCCAGGTAACAGATGGCATGATTCCATTGTTGGCTAATAATACCGGTATCATCGACTGGGTCGGTAGGTACACAGATCAGCCTCCTGAGTTTGATTACTGGGTGCCTATCATGAGCATACCCGGAGTGTTGGGAGTTACCATAGATAATCTTCCACGCCCTATCAATTACATTACTGCACAAGAATCACAAGTGAAAGAATGGTTGCAACGCATGGGTCCTAAAACACGTATGCGTGTGGGTTTCAGTTGGTCAGGCCGCAGAGACGCCTGGCTCAATCGACACAAAGGTGTGCCATTTGAAACCATGCTGGAGTTGGTCAAAAACAATCCTGAGTATGAATGGATCAACTTGCAGGTAGATGCCACAGACGAAGAGTCACAGGCCATGGCTGCGGCCGGTGTTACTATGTATCCAGGAAGTATCTCTAGTTTTGCTGAGACTGCGGCATTGATCATGTGCCTTGACGTGGTAATCTCAATAGACACTGCTGTCACACACTTAGCAGGTGCGTTGGGTCGCCCAACCTGGCTTATGTTGCAATGGTTTGCTACTGACTGGCGCTGGATGTTGGATCGTGATTCAAGCCCTTGGTATCCTACTGTGAGAATATTCCGGCAACCCTCAATGGGAGACTGGACTAGTGTTACTAAGAAGATAGCGCAATATCTAACTTGGTTTAAAGTATAGCCAACAAAAAAGGGCCTTTCGGCCCTTTTTGTTCCTTCCCATCCCTGGGTTGGATTCTCTGATTAGGAGAATGAAAGGTTAGACACAGCGATCTCACCAACATAGTCACCAGCATTGCCGAAGCTAGATGCAGTGTTTGTCAGTTCGATATAACCATAACGTGTCATGAATGACACAACTGGTTCAAATGTGCTTGGATCCAACACAACGCCTGAAGACATCAATGGGATGTATGGGCAGTAGAATGCTGGTGCGTCAGCTTCTGAAGAACCTTTATAACCGACCAATACTGATTGTGTGTCAGCAGCATAGCTGTCAACAAACACACGCATAGAGCCGTTCAATGTACCAACAAACTTGGTGTTGGTAGGTGCTTCAAATGTACCTTCTGTAGTGCGAGCAAAAGCAGAAGTTGTTGCAGATTGCAACACTGTCAGGGCAGCAGAGCTGACCACAGCGTAGTTACCAGCGCCGCGACGTGTGCGTTGAGCAATCAAGTTAGCAACGCGGTTAACCAACACAGCCAATGCGGCGTGTTCGTCACCAACGAATGTTGCTGTACCAGAAACGGTAGCTTGGTTGTATGTGAACTCAGTAGCTGCCAGTGAGCGCAAACTCAAGAGAATCTCTTGGTCGATCTCAGCGGTAATCTCTTGAGCCAATGCTGCCATGATTTCTGCTTCAACATCAATACCATGCATGGCTTGTGCGTCTTGTGCAGATTCAAATGTCCAACGGGCTTGCAACTTGCGTGTGCGAGCTTCAACAGCTTGTTTCAGGATCTGAACGCTAATTTGCTTACCGCCAGTACCTTCCATGGTGGCTGTGTTGCCGCCTGTGTAGTTAGTAGCAGTAGTTGTTCCGCTAGGAACAGTAGAGTATGCCTGAGCAATTTTGAATGGGCTCAATGCTTCTTCACCAGCTGCAACAGAAGTAGCGGCTGCTGAATTGTCTGTCAATGAGTTGGCATAACGCACACGCAGGGTGTGGATTTGGCCAACTGGACCTGTCATGGGCTGAACGCCAACCAACTCGTTAGCAATAACGGTAGGCATAACACGACGGATAACTGGCAGAATAACACGGTTAAGTGTTGCAATGTTACCAGCAGCAGTAGTACCTGCGCTTGCATTCTCTTTCAAATAGCGACGAGTGTTTTCTAGGATAACATTCATGCTATTGCGTTTGGTTCCATTAAGACCTTCTAACAGTGCCTCTTTGGTTTCGCCCCAACGACTTTCTAATAGTTCTTGTGACATTTAAGTCTCCTTGTTAAGATTAAAGACCTGCCAGGCGCTTGAGGTCAATCAC